TGAAAATCAAAAACAAAATCCACATACTCCTAAAGTTATGGTTAGTCTAGGGCTTAGTGAAAATGATGTTCAGCATTTTATTCAAGAATGTTTGTTCCCAGAAATTAGCTAATTAGGATAAATTGGTTAATATATCTATTGAAAATTTACACGGTTTACTATATAATATAGTAAATAAGGAAAAAGAAATCGAATGCTAGAAATGTTAGAACCAGAAACAAAAGAGACATTAACCGATGCTCTAATTATTACTAAGAGATTTAGATCGCCTAATGAATTTTCTCTCTACATTGAAGAAAAAGTATTACAAGACTCAATTGGATATATGGATGCAGTAATTGCGTATTGTAACGATATCGATATTGATGTTGAAGCAGTTACAAAATTGATAAATCAATCTCTAAAAGATAAAATTCAAAATGAAGCCGAAGATCAAAACTATATGAGACCAAGGGGCAAATTGCCGTTATGATAATGGATGAATTCTCAGTTTATAAAATGTATATTGCGCTTAAATTACATTTTACAACAGATGCGTATGATGTTATTAAACAAAAGGGCAGAGTACGTGCAAGTAGGCAAGCATTTGCTAAACGTACAGACTTGTTCTCAATTAAAAAGATATCAAAAAATTATTCAGATGAAGAAGTAGCAAATTTTCTAGTTGCAAATTTTGTATCAGGTGATCGTTGGGGCGGAATGTTTGATACAGAAGCGGGTCAACGATACACATTATGGAAAAAGAAAATAGAGAGTTTATCTTATAATTTTTCACAAGATTTGGACAACTTGATCCAAGAATGTGAGGATTCTGATATAGATCTAAAGTCAATATTTACAGTATCTAAAGGGCAACATCCATATATAATAAAAGCATTTTTAAGAAAAACAATTGGAATTGAAACACTTGTTATCTTAGAAAGGCTCACAGGGTTTATTAAAACTTTTGATGCTGAAATTAATGACACAATAGTGTGGCCTGATATTTCTAGACTTATTAAAAAGTATAAACCATTTTTAGTAATAGATATGGAAAAATACGATGCAATCTTTAGACGACGACTTGGCTGAATCTAAAAAAGAATTAGATATTTCTAGAAATAGAATTAAAAAATTAGAAGAGCATATTACAATGATGCAGGAATTATTATCACACCAACAAGAATCAATTACCGAAACACAAAGGTATTTGATTAAAGTTGCACATGGGCAAAAAGAACTCAGTAAAAGAGTATTGTCTTGGCCGTTTATTAAAGTCCAGACAAGAAAAACAAAAGATGTTTAATAGTTTATTTTAAAATGAATAAGTTAAAGAAAAATGAAGGTTACTACGACAAAGAGAAAAAGCTTCGTCGTGTTGAAAAGGGTACCTCAAAGATTGACAAACATCGAAAGATTATATATAATGTAGCATCATTGAAAAAAGACGATGATGTATTTGATGAATATTTAGATTATGCATACGTAAATCAAAAAATTAAACGACGTTAATACTACGCACATACTACGCCAATACGAAAGGAACTTATCATGGCATATACTTCACTAGCAGATCTACGCAAATCTCGCGGAGGCTTCGATTCATTAATGAAAGAAGTTGAAAAGATCGCAAATCCCCAATCCGACTCTAAAAAATCAGACGATCGCTTCTGGCAACCAGAAGTTGATAAAGCAGGTAATGGCTACGCTGTTATTCGCTTCTTGGCTCCACCTCAAGGTGAAGACTTGCCGTTTGTTCGTGTTTGGAATCACGGATTTCAGGGACCTACAGGTAAATGGTACATCGAAAATTCGTTGACCACTATCGGTAAACAAGACCCAGTTTCAGAACTCAATACTGAATTATGGAACTCAGGTTCAGAAGCAAATAAAGAAGTTGCTCGCAAACAAAAGCGCAAGCTTACATACTACTCTAACATTCTTGTTGTTAAAGACCCGGCTCGCCCAGACAACGAAGGCAAAGTTTTCTTGTTTAAATTCGGCAAGAAAATTTGGGATAAGATTAAAGACATGGCTGATCCTCAGTTTGAAGATGAGAAACCAGTTAATGTGTTTGACTTTGACACAGGCGCAAACTTCAAATTGAAGATTCGTAATGTTGAGGGTTATCGTAATTATGATAAATCTGAATTTGAATCTCCTAGCCCAATCTCAAATGAAGATTCGGTCATTGAGAAAATTTGGAGTCAACAACATTCTTTGACTGCATTCTTAGATGCTAAGAACTTTAAGTCATATGAAGATTTGAAGAAAAAACTTACTATGGTTTTGGCTGCAGGTGCTCCTCCAGTAAGGCCTGCCGAAAGTGTTGATCTAGATGAAGACGTTGGTTCAAAGCCAACACAAGCATCGGCCCCTCGCGCATCAGTTCCAACTCCTAAACAGGATGTGAACTTTGATGATGATGAGGAATCACTATCATACTTTGCTAAGTTAGCAAGTGACGATTAATCGGAGACTATAATGACTCTAAAAGAGACAGCAATTGCGTTTCTAGCTACATTTGCAATGGCCCATTCCGGGTTTGCTGCAGATGCGACGAGTACGCCCGAAAAAAAGAAGGAACCGGTGAAGACGCAGAAAGCGAAGGCACCGGAGCCGACAGCAACACCGGGTGTTCGCAAGATAGAAAAGAAACCTAAAGAAGATAAACCGGCAGACGCAGGTGCTGATAAACCAGCAAAACCTACGGTCAAACGACCCGAAGAGCTAAAGGCTGAGAAGGAAGCAAAGAAGTAAAGAAAAGCCCGGGAAACCGGGCTTTTTATTTGTATTAATCGGTGTACCCAGATCTACTACTTTGCCATCTTAAAAATGAATTTGTACTAGGATGTGGTGTAGGCGGAGACCCTACAAAAGTTTGTTCTGTGTTATTAATTGTTTTGTTTGATACAATTGGTGCAAGCATTTGTGTTTCAGATTTATCCATATTAAACATCTTTAATTCCGTATTTTGATCTGATATTTTGTTTAAAATTGTTCCTATATTAGTCTCCGGCATAGGTGTTATCTCTGGATTACTATTAATTTTTGGACTTGTCTCTGGAGCGTAATCATATTTTCTTAGCGAGGATTGTTCAAACGGTTCAGCGGATACAGTATCGGGAGAAATTACACCTGCAATTTTTCTAAGTGCTTCAACTCCTCCCAATTTTTCAATATCTCTTTCGGAACCATTTTCCAAAGCAGCCAGTGCTTGATCTTTCGTAACACCTGCTTTTTCTGGATCTATTGTGGGCGCGACATTTTCTCTAAATGCCTTTTCGGCATCTTTGCCGGCACCCTGATTCATTTTATCGCCATAGTCTGTCTCTTCTAAATAATCACTTGCATCTATTACTCCTAGGCCCAATGTGACCAAAGCGGCGACAGGGTTAACAATCCTGGCTGCCATAGCTAATCCCGCCCCCAAGCCTGGCGGCATTATTGGCATTCTAACTCCTGGGAGTTTACCTTTCGGAGTAGGAACTTTTCCTCCTGGTTTGGTATTAGGTTTGTTTTTATTATTTCTATCAAAATCTGGAATTAATCCGGTATTTCCTCCTATTCCAGATTCTCCTAATACTTCTCCCAATCTTCTTGCGATTGCCTCCGCCAATAATTCTCTATCTTCTTGTTTTGCTTCGTTAGTATTTGGTTCTATACCGGAAGATGCAGGTGTAATTTTATTTTGATTTGTTAATAATTGTCTAATGGCTGTTGCTTCAGTTAATACTAATTTTTGAGACTTATCATCTCGAATATCAATTAACACTCCTACCATATCGTTCAACACTTTGTTATTGTTATCTTCTATAGGTGTGTCTTCTTTATTTGTGGTATTTAATTTTTCTTCAGCAATTTTATTAATTGTATCTTCAGATTGTTGATTTTCTTTGGGTTCAAGTTTTGTTATGTTTGAATCATTTGATGTTAATTGGTCAACCATTTTATTCGGTATGTCTTTAGAATCAGATTGTATTACTTCTTTATCTTCAGATTGTTGGTTTTCCGTAATTTTATTAATTGTATCTTCAGATTTTTGGGGTTCTGTAATTTTATTAATTGTATCTTCAGCTGTTTGAGGTTCGTTAGGGACTAGTTTATCTATATTTTCTGGCAAACTAGATTTGCCAGTAACGTACCGCATTGGATTGTTAATCAATGAGTCTGTTAATCCGCGGTATAATCCTATAAAATCATTTTTTAATGTTCTAGGAGTGTTTTCATCTGAATATGGGTCACGTGGATTTTTTGTCGAGAGTCTACGTTTAGGTTGTGTGCCTTTACCTTTAGATTCCTTGTCTTTATCTTCATCTTCTTTGTCAACACCTGCTCGTTTCGATAAAGTTTTAACTAATTCCTCGAGTTCTACCGTTAGATCCTCGAGTTTATTAGATAAATTATTTAAGTCTTTGCGAACAGGACCTTCTTTGCCAAAAAGTTCAGCAATGTCTGATAAAGGATTTTGAGGAGACATTATACCGGTCTTCTAACTATTGGTTTAGTCTGTGTTGTTCCAAATCCACCATCTATTTGTGCGGGACTGGAATCAAACCCGCCACCAAACCCCGATGATGCTACCGGTTGCCCGAAACTTGCGCTTGGAGTAGGAACAGGATTTGAATTAAACCCGCCACCAAATGAGTTAGGGGATTGTACTGGAGGAGCACTACTTAACTCTGGAGTAGGCACACTTGTTGATGTTGAAACATTTGCAGCACC